CTTGCTTGACGGGCTTGCCAGCTTTGACTTCAGCTTTGACGTTCTTGCGGAAGGCTTCGGGTGATTTTGATTTAACCAATGGCATGATTATTTCTTCTTCGCTGTTTTGGCAGATTCTTTAAACGCCTTGGCAGTTGGCGCACCCTTGTCGCCTGGCTGGCGCATCTTTTCTTTGCTGCCAGCGGCTATGCGCTCACGTTTTGCATGGATATTGGCATATAAGCCGGGTTTGGTAGCCATATCAACACTTCCATCGTTTAAGAGCTGCTTTAGCGCGTTCGCCATCTTTGGCGTTGGCCGCTACTGCGCCCATTCTTGCACAAAATGAATCCTTGCGCCGCTGATCTGCCTTGGTCTTGGGGTTAGGCGCTGGCGCCTTCAAGTTAGAACCCGTTGCGGCATTGTACTTAGCGCGGCCCTTCTCGGTCAAGCCAGCGCCTTTGCTGACCGGCAACTTCTCACCGCGACCAACGCTTAGAGACACACTCTTTTTAGCCATTACGATCCCATCCAAGAAGTTGCAACCACGCCTCTGCCATTGTACGTGCGACGCTGCGTGGGTTCACGCGCCTCACGGTGGGCTACTGGGAAGGCAAACGTGACGCAAATAGCGTCAGCCGCGTCAGGCGAGGCCAATCCGCGTGCCTTCATGTCCTTTTTTGACTCCAAAAAGATAGTCCCTTTGGAGTCGGGCTTCATCATAGGCGAAATTAGATCAGTTTTGAGGAATCTGTCAAGCGGAATTGAGGCAGTTTTTAGCCAATCCTTCATTTTGCCCCACATTTCAGCCCTTTTGTTGCCATACATAATGGGATTTGTGGACTTATTACCAAAATTGATGCCCTTGACCTTGTACCGCTGCTCTTTCAAACGGTCAACAATACCCGCCCCAAGGCCGCCCTCGTCGATCACGACCAGCGCGGGCTTGTATTCCTCAATCGCCTCGATCACATGGCCAACGACAGTCATAGTGTCGTCGCCCCGATGGCGCTGAATGGCGATAATGTCGCGCCCTTGCCTGACAGCGATGACTGTTGCATCCGCGCCAAAGCGGGCGGGGTCTACGCCGATCACGATGGGTGCAGATTGGTCTTGGTACTTAGGCCGCTTCATTGCCTCGTCTACTAGACTGGCTGATATGAACTGATCGTCACCCTCGGACGGGAACTGACCGTACACCTCGACGTGCGCTTGGCTAGAGTCAGCGCCGTATTCGTCGATGATCTGCTGGTAGACCTGTTTGTCCGTCCCTTCGACTGTGCGGGCGTCGACTACCTTGGTCGTCCAGAACTCCCGCTTGCTGTTAAACGCTTCGTAGAAGTACCCAGTGTTGCGCCGTGGGTTAGAAAACGCCATCCAAAAGCGGTTAGGTGTGTTCTCTGTAAAGAATCCACTCGTCACCGCCCAGATGCTGTCGTCAATACCTGACGCCTCGTCAAACACCACCAGCACACCGTCAAAGTTGTGCACTCCAGCATACGCGTCGGGATTCTCCGCTGACCACAGCCGCCCCTCAACGCCCCAGTAGCGTGTGCCTTTCTTAAGATCACGCTCGACTAACTCCGTGAGCCACTTGGCTGGCATCAGCCTAGTGGCCGACACTTCAAACCAGTGACTGTTGAGCGCCATTGCTAGCCACTTGGTAATCTCGGCCCATGTGACACTTCTGAGCTGTGACTCACTGTTAGCCGAAATAATGGTCGTCGAGCCAATCCGCGTGGTCAGCATCCAGATCGTGATCCAACTGACTAACGCTGACTTACCAATACCACGGCCAGATGACACGGCGTGGCGTAGGGTGTTGAAGTCTAGCTTGCCTTGGTTGTCTTTGATGTGGTCGGCAATATGTATAAGCACTTCACGCTGCCATTTGCGTGGGCCTTTGAAATGCTCCAGCGGTGTGCCAGGTTGACCCCAAGGAAACGCGAACATCACAAACGCCAAGGGGTTGTCCTTGATCGCTGGCGCCCACAGACGCGCCATGAGTTCTTGTTCGTCTTCAGCGCTGTATATGGTCGATTGCATCGTAAGTCATTTCAAAAATGTCAGGCTTGCAAGGGTAGTGTTCGCCTTTGACGCCGGTAATAATCCAGTCGCCGGGCGTGACAATGTGTCCACCCTCCAAGGTTTTGATCCAACCGTATCCAATATTTTCTGGGTCATGGGAAAAGAAAGCTGTGACTTCTGAATGGTCGCCCATCTTAAACCATTGCGTGGCCTCTATCTCAACGAGTTTCTTGCGGAATTTCATTGACTTGGGCTTCTATGATGTTGGCGTCTTCGACTGTCAGCGCGCGTTTGGTTGCCTCGGCTAGCGCGCCAGTGATTGAGATGCGCTGATCCACCTCGACAGATATGGCTTGCTTGGCCACCCAGCCGTGTTGATGTTTGAGGATTTCTAACGCCGCCTTGGCGTCGCCATTTGCGGCGGCTTGATGGAGGGTGCGGGACAGTTCGATCTCACCGTCTGCTTTGCCCTTTTGCGCGGCGAGTTCCACCACGGGGTCAAGTTGCGTGAGTTGTCTGTATTCAATAGGCAGCATGCCTGCGGCTAACGCTAGTGCGTCGCCCTTGAGGCCCAGCTTGGCCGCGTCATATACCGCCTTCAAGCGCGACTCTGTCGCTTCGACCTTGCGCGGTGTAAATGGAATCGAATGGAACATGTGTTCTCCTGCGCGTTTGCGAGTGGTTGTGAGTTTACAACAAAAAATAAAAATCAAAAAATTTAAAGCTGTTTGCAAATTTCTGTAAGAAAAAAAATTGTTCGCAACCCGTACGTTTTTGCTGGCCCTTTGCCGCCGGCCCTACGGGTACCCCTTCTAGCATTGTGGGTATTGCCAGCAGCCATGCCGGCGGCGGCCGGCGGCCACCAGCCACCGTGCCCGCATGCTGCAGCTGGCGCCGCATGCACCAGGGCAAACCAGCCGGCGGCCATTGGGTCATTTGGGTCATTTGGGTCACGGTTTTAAATTGCATGGCCATGCATGCCATTGGGTCATTTGGGTCATTGTTTTTGCATAGCCCAAATGACCTAAAAGGCTGGCGCCAGCGCGCGCGAAGCTTTAAAGCTTTGGGTCATTTGGGTCATTTTGTCATGCCAGAAAAATTGGCGCGGGATGCGGTGGCGGCGCGCCCTTACAGTTTACTAAGGGTATACCCTAATATCAAAATCTTTTATTTTCTTAACTAGAATCAATGACCCAAATGACCTAAAGCATGAAATTCCCCAGTATTCACGCGGGTTTGCCTTTAGGTCAATCTGCGCGCCAGCATGGCCAAACGATGACCTAAAAAACCCAACTATGCAAATTTTGCATAACCACAAATAATTTGCAATTAGGTGTTGACAATGCAAAGAATTCTTTTACAATAGCAGCACTGGGTCCGAAAAACCCGGTAAACACTAAACTAACCTAAAGGCAAAACATCATGACCAAATCAGAAATTCGCGAATTGCAAATCATCACAAAATATAGCGCTGCTGGCTTAGGCCCTGACTATGTTGCGCGCGCTATCTCTGCGCTTATCCGCGCGGCCCGTTCTAAGAAAAGCGCCGACGCGCTGCGCGCGCATGCCCTGGCATTCGGCGTTACAAATCATCCTGAATTTATCGCGTAAGTAAAACCGGCCGGCCATGCGCCGGCCTTCATTCACTAAACTACAGTAAAGGCAAAACAACATGAAAAAAGCATTATTTTTAGATCTACTGGCGGCCGTGATTGTCGCGGCGGCGCTCACAATCGGCGCCCTGGCTTATTTTGACGTTTTAACCAAATAAGGGGCCGATCATGCAAGTACATCTAACACTCAAAAGCGCGAACGTTAAAACCGGCCCGATACCGGTTAGCACTACCGAACGCGATTCATGCCCGGCCGATTGTCAAATGAAGGCCGAATGCTACGCGGCCAGTGGCCCGCTGGCGCTTCATTGGGCTGCGGTATCAATGAAGCAGCGCGGTACATCATGGGGTGAATTCTGCGAAACAATCGCGCGCTTACCCGATAACCAGATCTGGCGCCATAACCAGGCTGGGGATTTGCCCCAGCAAAACGGCACAATTGACCCCGTCAAATTAGGCCAATTAGTAGCGGCCAATAAAAATAAACGCGGGTTTACGTATAGCCACCATCGCGACGCCGAATCAATTAATTGGATACGGCATGCCAATAATTGGGGCTTCACGGTCAATTTATCGGCCAATGACCTAAACGACGCCGATTATTTGGCCGATCAAAACGCGGGCCCCGTCGTCGTCGTTTTACCGTCAACACAAAATGAAAATTTAAAAACCCCAGCCGGCCGGCCCGTCGTCGTTTGCCCAGCCACCCAGCGCGACGACGTGAGCTGCGCGACGTGCCAGCTTTGCCAGCGCCAGCGCGCGGCCATTGTAGGATTCCCGGCGCATGGCTCGCGCCACCGTGTCATTAACTTAAGGCTTGCATCATGAAATTTTCTGTAAACGATAAAGTAGCATTCGCGCGCGCCGTGGTCCGGCGGCTGGGTCACGATAAACCCACGGCCGACGCGCGCGGCGTGGTAGTGGCCGTTGACGGTCCGGTAGTGGCCGTTGACTTTGGCGGTACGTTTATACCGCATGAAAACGGCGGTACGGTCCGGTATGTACCGGCGGCCAATTTAACCAAAATTTTAGCGAACGGGGTTATATATGATTAAAAGCATGCGCGCAAAATATCCGGGCCATTGCAGCCGGTCCGGCGCCCGAATAAACCCGGGCGACGATATTAAATTTGATACGGTAACGCGTCGCGCATGGCTAGAAGAGCCAGGCGATACCCGCGTTATTTTTTACGGTGAGCATGGCGCCACCGTTTTCCATCGTAACCGTAACGGGCGCTGCGAAGACGCGCCATGCTGCGGCTGCTGCACTATTTGAAAAGGACCAAAATGACCCATTACGATAAGACCCTCATTACCTTCCACCGTGGCAATGCATTCACGCCAGAGGGTATAGACGCGGCGCCGTTCGCTATTCTGACAATCAATGACCTAGTTGACCGGGAATTGATCGATTCAATATGCGCCCTGGTGCGCGAACACGTCAACAAAGCGCATGCCGACCATTGCAACATCAAATTAAACCTAGAAAATTGGGATTGTTAAATGAAAACCTTAAAAATTGGCCGGACGGCCTACAAAGTAAACGACGCGCGCGACATTTTCGCGGAGCATGCTAAATGCACCGGTAAGCATAAGATTGTAAAAAGTAAAGGCGCGGAGCTGCGCCGGTTTCCCAATTATTGGGCCGACATGAGTACGTCCGAATACGTGGCCATGTATTACGCGATAAATAGCAACACGCGCAGCTTTCCAACGGGTAAGGGCGCGCCCTATGGTAGCGGGAACACGTTAACCGGCTTTTATGAGAATCTAAACACGGCGCCAGCCACCAACTACACCGGAGAGGATCTTTATGAAAACGAAGGATAATCTACACCCCCTCATGCGCGAGATAATCGCGCCATGGGCGCCGCTTACGTACGCGGACCATTATTACGTTGATCTAGGTTATCAGCACGAATTGGGCCGGGTATTAGAGCATGAATATAAGATGGCGCTGGCGGAGGGACCCGAGGCCCGGCGGCTAATGGACCGGGGCGCGCTTGAGGCCATGCAGAAGGCCTATTAGCATGGTTCTACTAATTGCCCTTATACTGGGGGCGCTGCTGGCGGTTCTTTTGGACCTTTAGCGGTTGCCACACCTCACAAGGCCCCTATCACTAGGGGCCTTTTTTTTACTTCACTAAGCGCACGGCCATGGGGGCCGGTAGATCCTCCACCATGCGGCGCAGGTCTGATTTGCTCATGTTGGCCATGTCAGGGGCGCAGAATAGGTGCTTTTTGCTTTGGAAGTCACCGGACGCCACGCGGCCAAGGTCAACCCACCCAGCCTCTTTAAGCGCATGCAGTAACGCGGGCTGGGGGACCTTCACGCCAGCGGGAGCGGCGCCAGCCACGCGGTCACACAATGCATGGAAGGGGGACGCCACGACGCCTTTAGAAAACTCACCCAAGCGCCCGCGCATAAGCTCGACAAGGTAACTCTCCGCCATGCTCATACCATGCTCGACAAGGTTCAATTTAAACTCTGTCATCATGGGCGCAGCGCCAGGATTAAACGCGGAGACGTCGCGGGCCTGCAGCCACGCGCCCACGGCAGCGAACCCGCCGGATTTGTACCAGTCCCACATGCGCGCGGCGGCGTCAGCGGCCATGCGGGGGGCATGGGACCAAATACACATCCAACGGCGGTCCTGCGAATCTAAACTAATCGGCACGGGGTCATTTGAGAATGCCAGCACGAACACGCGGTTGGCCATCTGGTAGGGGTGCAGGCCCTTGCGGTTAACTGTCAACATCTCAGGGGGCGCGGCGATGATGGGCTTCAGTTTGTTGGCCAGCGCGCGGCGTTCTTTGGCGTCGGGTTCTTTCAACTCATTTAAGATCAAGATCTCGGACTCTAGGGCATAGCCAAATTGGCTGCTCATGGTGTCATTGTCTAGCAGGCCACGGTTTTTAAGGTGAGGGCCACACACGGCCCAAATGAACGGCGCCCACATGGTGTCTTTGCCGGACCCTTGGTCGCCGCCATGCAGCACGGCGTGATTGATTTTGATGTTGGGGTGCTGGACCTTGAAGGCCATCACGTTCAAGATATGGTCCAGCTCGCGGGAATCGGGCACTAATTTTTTGCAGTGGTCCATCCATGGGGACACGTCACCAGCCGCCACAGGGGGCCGCGCGTCGCGCCAGCGGTTACCGTACAAATCACCGTCGCGCGCCACAATGACGGAATCACCAGCGGCGTAAGTGATACCGACAAGGGCTTTGGCGCCCATGGTCTGGCGGTTCTCATCAAAGCACACGGACGCCTCAATTTTGGGGTTCTTGCCGTGGATAGAACGGCAGGGGATGTGACGGAACAGGGCGTTAAAGGTCTGGCGCGATATCTCGCGGCGGTCCTGCATGTCAAAATAAGACTCGTCGTCTTGAATGTACGCGAAGCGCTCATACCACTGCGCCTTCTCGACACGGCCCAACTCTTTGCGCTCGACCTCGGCAATCACGGCAGAGGCGTCATCGGTGAACATGTCGGACGGCGTCAGCTTGGCCAGCGCTTGGTCCATGGCCATGGTCAAGAGTTCTTCGCGCAAGCCCGGCGCATGCTTAGGACCGCCATTGTCGGCCACCCACTTGAGAAACATGTTCGAGTCAAGGTCTACGCAGTGGCTGTGCAGGCAGCGGTACGCGCGATTAGCGGGCATGTAACGGCCCTCAGGGTTGCCGTCGGTATGCTCGGCAGAGTTGGGGCAGATGATGCCAGCCCAGCCTTCTTGATTGGGATGCGACAGCAGCAGACCTTGGCCGGAGAGCCACGCCATGACGTCGTCAGCGCCGTCGTCTGACAAACGGATCGGGCGCACGCCGATAGAGTCGGCAGGCGCTGGCACCACGTCAAGGGCCTTGCAGATTTGCTCAAGCGTGAAGTCACGCTCGGGGTGGAATTCCACCAACTTGGCGGCGAAGTTCTCACGGCCTGGCTTCAAGTTGATCGAGCCGGGCAAACGGAAGTTACGCACGGCATTGATGGCGCCCTTGTCGGTGTAACCCGCGTCGGCAATAGATTTGATGGCCGCCGCGAAGTCGGCCTTGGTTGGCTGCTCAGAGAATGCATAGCCCCACTGAAAAGAACCCGGCGACGTCTCGATCTTCCATGTTGGCTCGATGGGAGGGACCTTGGCCTTGGTGCCCACGTCGTCCAGCACCATGACAAGCACGTACTCACAGCACGCCACGCCAGCGCTTGGGTGGCCGTCTTTAAAGCGGTCGATGATAAACGAAGCGGTGTTGCCGTAGATGGCCCAGTCTTTTTTAATCTGCGCGGTGGGCAGCATTGCAGGCCATGTGCATTTGATTGCGCCATCCGCATGGAATTGCATTTGGCCGTCTTTGAGTTGGGGCTTCTGACGCACAATCAGCGCAGTCTCACCCTCTGGAGCCAAGGACATTAAAAATTCAAGAAAGTTCATTTGCCATACCTTTTCATAGTTTCAACTTCAGCGGCCAAGGGCAAACCATCTGCCCACGCTGGCGCTGTACACATCACACGTTTTAAATTCTCTGCCGCTTCTGGGTCGGCTGTTTCGACAACGATTTCGTCATGCACATGAAGCACAACGTCATCGAGTTGTCTAAGGGAATGTCGGAGTAAGTCATTGGCGACCGCCTGCGTCACATTTTCACATGCCAAGCCTTTCCAAAGGCGGGCGCGTGGCCATTCTTTTGCATCTTGCGCGGGCTTCCATGCCGCTTTGGCATAACTGACGCCATCCGATTCCAATTTGGCATAGGGGTAGCACAAAATTCGGCCAGAGGGTAGGGCATACCATAGGTGCAAGCCGTCAAACAAATATGTTATACGGCCAGCCTTAAACTCACACCCCTTGTTTCTCATTGCGCGGGTGTAGGACTCCTCAAGCGCCGCCCAATAAGGTACGCTCCAAGGATTAGCACGCCGCCAGCCATCCACCATGCGTTTGGCAACTGGCTCAGGAAGACTGATCCCATAAGCCCGACCCATAGCAGCAAAAGCGCCCACGCCACCAGCAAATCCGCAGGCAAGCTCTTGAACCTTTCCAATCTGGCGCTGATCTTTGGTGACGGCATCGACTCGGACATTAAAGGTTGCGGCGGCGTTGACTTTATAGACGTCTTCCCCAGTGCGGAATAGTTCCAGTTTATCGGCACCTCGCCCTGAGAGCCACGGGTTGACTCGCGCCTCAATGGCCGCCCAGTCTGCAACCACGAAATGCTTGCCTGTTGCAGGGATGAGCGCTGGTCTAAGCATTCCCTTAAGTACATCGGTAACGCGCTTTCCATACCGAGGCACGATTGCGTGTCCTCTGACCATGGCTTGCCGGACGTCTTCTGGCTCGTCTGCACACTTGCGGGTGAAGTTGTGGACTTGCGCTCCATAACTACTGGCCCTACCCGTGGCTGAACCGCCAGCAAATACGAACGCTCCTCGTACCCTCTGATCCTCCTCATCCGCCAGACAGCTAAGTCGGTTGAACTTTGCCACAGACGACGCCCAGAGGTCGTCGGCGCATTGGATAACTTCTTGGACATCGGCAGGGACTTCATCGGGGTTCTCCATGAGTAAAAGATTGGCTCGTACAGTCTTGTCAATGGAGTACTTGCCATCCTTCTCCATCAACTTCTTGGCTTCATCGCCCACGCGCTCAAGCACCCACTCACGCATGCGCGGCGACCTGACGCTAGTGATTGCGCCGCCCGTGACTTCCTTGACGATCTGTTCAATCTCAATGAGTTCATCGGAGGCAAACTTCACGGCTGCTTGGCACAGCGGCACATCGACCAACACACCGCGATCATTGATGCGCTCGTTGACGTGGTAGTCTTCTAGCTCAGTCTCTGACAAGTCACGCATGGCTTGACTGATGGCACGCATGGCGCGCACGTCCTGCTCACAGTACTGGATCATCTCGGCCATGAGTTCAGGCGAGTCTTTGAATGGCGGCACGCACATCAAGCGAATTAATTGCGCGCCCCTGTGATCTTTTTTCATAGACGCGCCAGCAAAGCGGCCAACGTCCTCCAGACTGCCAGGCGCGCAGTTGGCGCGGGCTTGTGTGGCAGTGCAATAAAATTGCTCCAACTTAAAATTGATCTGCAACACGTACCAAAAGATCAAGCGCTCGAACGCGGCGTTGTGCGCCCTGATCTGGCCGGTGTAGTTGCGAACGCGCTCGGGGAAGGGCTGAGACGGCACCCACGTCACCACTTCCTCATCGTCAAAAGCGTAGGACATACACAGCACATCGGTGCTTGCGTCCTGAGCGTAGTTGTACACGCCCTTGGAGCGTAGGTCACACATACTGCGTGTCTCAAAATCTAACCAAAGCATTGGCGTCTCCTTTCCAAAGCCCCCTGTCACGGGGCTTCAGAAAGTTAAGCGCTACGGCGGCGGCGTGTAGGCGCTGCTTCTG